CGCGCGTCTCGAGCGGCGCGAGCAAGGCCTTGACCGTCGCGACCACGGCCGCCGCCGCTTCATCAGGACTCATGGGCGAAGGCCTTCGTCTGGAGCGCCGACACAAACGCCGCGAGCAAGGCCTCCGGCGGCGCCGGCGCCGGCGTCGGGGCGGCGAGCGGGTTCTCCGCGTCTCGCTGGGCGAGCGCCTCGAGCGAGTAATACTGTTGCTGCAGATACGGCGACTCGCCGCCGGCCACCTTGCCGAGCCCGAAATATTTGTACCGCGCCTCGTTCGGCGCGAGCGCGCCGGCGCCGATCGAATCGGCCGCCGCCTTCGTCCGCGTCTCCGTGTCCATCCAGATCAGGCCGTCGATGTCGAGCTCGACCCCGAGATCCGGCGCGAGCTCGAGGCCGTCGTCCATCGCGCCCTCGAAATTGACGAGGAGCGTCTGCAAACACTGGGAGTAGTACTGGCGGAATAAATATTCTTGCTTGCCGTAGGGTGGCTGTTGCGAGGTATCGATCAGCGACACCGGGACGTGATAGCACTTGCAGATCTCCGCCGTCGTCCAATTCAGTTGCTTGATCAATTCGGCGTCCACGGCCGAGACGGAGACTTGCTCGTACTTCATCCCGTCGGACAGGACGGCGACGCGGCCGGCCCGATCGCCGGTGAATTCGGTTTGCCAGAACTCTTTGATGCGATCGGCCGTGGCTTGCGGGATCGCGCCGGGCGCCGTCAGGACGCCGCTTGGTTTCGCGCCCTGGCCGAAAAAATTCGTCGACGTGTTCTGAATCGTCAGCCCTTGAATCGCCGGCGCCGCGGCCGCGAAAATCGGCGAGACGCCGATCAACGGATGAAACAGCGGATACATGAGATCGTGAATCAGCTCGCGCGCCGGGACAATCACGCCGCCCCGCGGCCCGGCGAGATCCGTCGGGATCGTGAGGCCCGGAAAGATGCCCGCGCCGCCGCCGCTCTGCCACATCCCCGAGCCCAGCTCGTAGTACACGCCGCCGTCACTCGCCAGGAGCGGCCACACCTTGCACGGATCGAGGAGATACAAGGCCGTGACAATCCCGCGGCCGTCGCGCTCCTTGAGCGCGTACGTATTGCCGGCCGTGAGCTTCGAGAGCATCCATTGCTCGACAAACTTCGGCGGGATCTGGTACCGGTTCGGCCGCCGGAGGAGCGGCGAGTACGCCGGGTTCGTCGTCGGTTGCCACACGCCGGCGCCTTCGTCCTGCACGAGCCGGAGCTCGAGCTTGCCGAGATCCGTCGCGATCAAGGTGATACAGGAAAAGGCCGTTGGATTGGACAACGGACTGTCCACCGTGAGCGCGACGTTCTGTTGCCAGGCGCCCGTATACGGTTCCCGGACGACGGCGCGCCAGCCATTGCCCGGCCGGATCGGATCGTACGCCGTCGGCGTCCGCGTGATCTGCAGCGGCGAGCGCCATCCAATCGAGCGGCCGAAAATCTGCATCCGTCTCCCCTCGAGCACGAGACGAGCGCCGCGATCCTTCAGGAGTAGCGCCTTCCCGGATCGCGGCGCCGTCGCGTGACGCGCGTCGTTACGCGGCCGCCGGGTACGCCGTCCCGGAGATGTAATTCACCGCGGCCGTGAGCGCCCGGTTCCAGTTGATGTACCGTTCCGCGCGCAATCCGATCAGATTGTTCTGCCAGAACGAGACGAGGACCGTTGTCGCATCCGCCGGCGAGGCCGGCGCCGAATCCATTTGCACGGAGGCCTCGCGCGAGACGTCGATCGAGACGCCGCCTTCATCCGCCACGAGGATGTAGGACGGATCAAACGCCACGATATTCGTCCCGACGACCGACGACGTGATCACATTGATCCCGCCGTAGAGCGTCCCGCCGTTGACGTTCATGCCCGGAAATTCCGGCGCGCCCATGGCGTTTTTCTTCATCGAGAGCGCGAGCGCGTTCGCCGGCGACATGATCGCCACGAGACTCGAGAGCTGTACGTGCGCGTTGATGAACGACGTCAGGAGCGCCCGGATATCGTTCACGGGATCGGCCGTCGCCGGGATCCCCGCGATCCCGTTCGTGATCGAGGCCGGATGCACGCCGGCCACGGCGGCGACCGCCGGATCGAGGAACTGTTGATCGAGGAATCCCGCGATCCCCTTGATCATCTCGTCCCGAATCAAGGCCTCCGCCGACGGAACCGAGAGGCGCGCGAGCTCGTCCGTGAGGACGATAATCCCGGCCGCCTTGCTGACACCGAGCCGCACGGACGAAAACGTCGCCGCCGTGACGGGTTTCGGCTTCGCCTCGCCGACCCAGTTGTACGTCCCGCCGCCCGTCTGCATCGGGACGGCCGCGTTGAACGGGACAGTCCGGAGGCCCGGCACGCGCCCGAGGACCGTCGCCGGCCGGAGCATCTCGAGAAAATCCCCCGTGATATTCGTCGTCGGGACGAGCGGCCCGGCCCAATTGGGATCCGTCGTCGTCGCCGGCGCCACGGCCGCCTTCAAAAAGAGCTCGACCTCCGGCGTATCCCGGTATTGTTTCGCGAGCTCGATCGCCAGCATCCGATCGCCCTTCGACCGGAGAAGCGCCGAGGCCGCGCGCGCCAGGCGGATCCCCGGTTCCACGGCCGACTTGAGCGAGACGATCGACGACGGCGGGACGCCGGCCGGCTTGAACGGGACGACCGTCGCGCCCTTCACGGCGAGCCGCTCGAGCTCCCGGAGCCGTTCGAGCTGCGCATCGATCCCTTTGATCTCCGCCGCGTACTCGTCGTATTTCGTCGCCTCGTCGCCCTCGAGCGCCAGGCCCGTCTCGTTGCTTTTCGTCATCAGCGAGGCCATCAGGCCGGCCGTCGCCGCGCGTTTGTTCTCCCACTGCACCAAGGATTCAGCCGTCGTCATAACACCACCTGTGATCGAGACGCCCGAGACGCCGGGCAGACTCCGGCCGGCCGCGGCCTTGATTTGCAGGATCGTGGCGTCCACGTTCGCCGGGATCGTCACGAGCGAGAGCTCGCAGATCTCCACCTTGCCGAGCTTGAGGACACCGTTGGCGAGCCGTTCGACGGCGCGCTCGAGCACGCGAAACCCGATCGAGACGCCGCGGACGACCTTCGCGGCGACCGATTGCCGCGCCTCGTCCGTGCGGACCTTGAGCGCGCCCGGCTCGAGGACGTCCGCAATCTCGGCCTCGAACGTGATCGCCGTGTCGGTTTTCGTCAGCCAGGCCAGCCCGATCGGTTGCGCTTGATCGTGACGCCAGAGGAGCGGGACGGGATTGGTAAACGAGACGCCGGCGAGATCGACGATTTGATTATCGCGATCGACCGTCGGCGTGGAGGCCACGCCGGAAAAGCGTCGGCCGGCGATCGATTTAATTTCGAGGCGCGCGGACGCGCGATCCATCGTCGCCGAGGATCGGCCGGCCGCGTCTTATTGTCGAGTTTGTCGGTTTTTTTCCAGTTGGCGCCGCACGAGCTCCGGCACACTCACCGCGGCCCGGACGGCCTGGCGCGCGAGCGCATCGTAGTGTTTCGTCGGGAGCGTGAGCGTGAGATGCGTCGAGGTGTCGCCGGGCGCCAGGCGTGGCCGCCCGGGCCGTCGTCGGATCCGCATACGCGCCTCTCAGTAAATCAGGACTTGATACGCCGGCGCCTTCGGGCGCCGGACAATCCGATCGATCAGCATATCGAGCGCGACCTGGCCGTCGATTTTATCCCCGGCCCGCTCCTTCGCCGGCCGCATATCGCCCCGCGGCCCGTGCCGGACGACATAGTTGCCGGCCATCCAGGCCAGGATCGGATCGCCGCCGTGGCAGAGGACGCCCGTCTGGATGAGCTCGAGTTTCCGGCGGATCGCCTCGTTCAATTGAAACCCCTGGCCCGTGTGTACCATCGTGATCCCGCGGCCGGCCAGGCGTTGCGCCATCTGTTCGGCGAAGCGGTTATCGTACGCGACCTCGCGGATCCCGTCGGCCTCACAATCCGCGGCCACCGCGGCCTCGATCGTCTCGTAGTCCGTCGTTGGGCCGGGCGTCACCACGAGGCCGGCGCGCCGGAATTCGTCATACGGCCGTGACGGAAACTTCTCGATCGCGCCTTCCGGCACCCAGAACCGACACCGGACCACGAGCCGGCCATCGTCGAGCATCCAGCCACGCACCCAGGCCGAGAAATCATCCGACATCCCGAGATCGAGGCCGCCGTAACACGGGACGCCGACGAGCTCCGCCGCGGCCGGCGGCGCCTGACAGGCGAACCACTGCGCGAGCGCGATCGCGCGCGTGATCGCCTGCGTCCAGACGCAGAAATTGAACCGAAGGAGATCCGAGACGGCCTCCGGCCGGCCTTTCGCCTGCGTCACGAGCTCGCGCAGGTAGGACCACGGGAGCGAGACGCCGAGATTCGGGTTGGCCTTCGTCCAGTGCGCGCCTTCCGTGCGCCAGTCGTCGCAGTCGGCGCAGTCGTCCGTCGGAAATTCCTTGCCGGCGGCGAGGCAGGCCGGGCAGGGATCCATCCCGGCCACGAAGGCAAACCACGTCGGATCCCGGATGGCGCCCT